CGAGCACCGCCAGCCCGAACAGATCGTCGAGCCCGCCGCCATCCGCCCCAACCACCGCGACATCGCAGCGCGCGATCAGATCGTCGAGCGAGACCAGCGCCGGATCGGAGGCCCGCTCCCAATGATCCGCCCCGCGCCAGCGATCGCGGCGGAGACGCAAGCCGATCTCGACGTTGAGATATTTGGCGAGCACCACCTGCAAGGTTTCGCTCTCGCCGGTATCCTCGTCGATTTCCTCCTCGCCGGCCGCGGCCTTCTTCAGCTTCTTGGCGATATAGTCGCGCCCGACTGAGCGGCCGAGATTGGGATTGGTGATGTAGAAATTTTCGGGCTTCAGATAGGCGCTCGACTTGATCATCGCCTCAGGCCACTCGAACAGCATGCCGAAACTGTGCGGATCGTTGATCCGCCCGTCCCGCACGTCGCGGAAATATTCGAGCTTCTCCTTGAACACGCCGGCGGGCGGCTCGTCGCTGTGCGTCGTCAGATAGATGACGAACCCTTCCTCGCGCGAGGCGAGGCCGCCGATGGCTTCCTCCATCATATCGACGGCGTTGCCGCGTTTGCCGAATAGCCAGAGCTCGTCGACCAGTACGAAGCCGGACTGGTTGCCACCGACCGTGCTGCTGTCCGCAGCGGTCACCTTGAGCTCGGCATTGGTGCCGAGATGGCGGATCGTGCGCTCGTGCGCGATCACCTTGAGCGGTCCGCCATGGTTGACGTCCAGCTTCGGGTTCGCGCGCACCATCGCCGCCGCCGGGCGGAAGCTGTTGCCGGCGATCTTCTGCGTCGGCGCGATGATGCTGAGCTCGGCCAACTCGCGCCAGTTGCGGATCAGCGCTGTCAGCATGATGCCCGCCGCGATCGTCGACTTGCCGTTCTTCTTGCTGATCAGCAGCATGAACTCGCTGATCAGGCGCTTGCCGCTGTTCGCATCATAGGCGCCGAAGATCGCGCGGACGAAATCGAAGACGAAGGGCTCGCACGCCTCGCCGAAGGTCGCCCAGCCGCGGCCGCCGTCGGGGCGCGGCACGCCGACCATGTGGAGCGACTTGAACACGTCCAGCGCCGCCTCGGCCTCGGCCGGGAACAGTGGATCGAACGGGACCAGCGACTGGCGCTTGACGATCCGCTCTTCCCAGTCGGGGCAGGCGGTCGACCATTGCACGTCAGTTCATCCGGGCTGGTGGCGGTGGCGGCTCGTAGAGGCCGGTGACCTGCTCGGCGGCCTGGCGCTCCAGTTCCTTCTTGCCGACTCGGGGCGGCTTCGCGGCGGGCTGCGCCTGCTGCGGCGAGAGCGACTGTGCCTGATCGCGAAGGCGGAGGCGGTCGAGCTGCTTGAACAGCTCCTTCTCGGCGGCGACGTTGCCGGCCTCGGCCTGGGCGTTGAGACGGGCGAGCTGCGTCATCTCCATCCGGAGGCGGGCCTGATCGCGCTTGGCCGCCTCGGAAAAATAAACCTTGCGCAGCGTGGGCGCGGAGATCCCGATCGCCTGTGCCGCCTGTTTGACGCTCAGGCCGCGCGCGAAGGCCAAAAGCACCTTGTTTGAGTTTTCGAGGGTCCAGACATGCTCAGGCCTGCCACGGCCTTCCCTGCGCTCCACGATGGGATCGCCGAACAGGTCGAGACCTGGAATTCCATCAACCAAGAAAAAAATCTCCAAATGAGAGGGCGGCGGTTTCCGAGGGCAGTCGGTTTCGACTTTTGACCTACCCCCCCTATCCGCTCGACCGACCCTGCGCCCGCGCGCTCTCCTGCGCGGTCTTCGCCTTGGCGTGGCGCTCGCACTCGCATTCGAGGTTGTCGTCATCGTTCGACCCGCCCTCGGCGAGCGGAATGCGGTGGCCGACCTGATAGACGAGGCTATCCTTCGTCACCGTGCCCTGCCGCACGCATTCCTGACAGATGCCATGATCGCGTGCGATGATCCGCGCACGGATCTTCATCCACCGACGGCCGCGGATGCGGTTACACGAAGCGCCCTGCCAACCGCCCGGCGCCGGCGCCGCCACCGCGAGCCTGCCGCCGCTTACCGTCTTCAGCCTCGGCTGCAACCGTCTGAGCCGGCTCATGATCGCGTCACATAAGTCACCTGAAGCGGTGCACCCGCCGCGACAGGAGCCGGGCGGGCGCACAAGGTTCTGAGGAGAGGATGGCCACCAACAGGCCAAGCCCAAGCCTAGCGGTCTATATCGCGAAACACCCCTAGAGACGGACATGGAAAATTTGCACGCGTGCACATTCTAGGGCTTGACAGCCTCTACCCCGCCCAAGTCCTGCCTTTGCGCCGTACCCTTGTTCAACCTCTGGCAGATCATCGTGAGCGCGCGCCCGTAGCGCTTGCGCATCCCGTCGTTGGTGAAGCCATGTACCCCGCGCTTCTCCATCGCCTTGAACACCTCAGTCCACCGCACCCGGCTCTCGCCGCGCGCCAGCTGGATCAGCGCCGCCGCCACGATCTGGCGGGTATCGCCTGCGGGCACATGGTCGATCCAGCCCAGCGCCTCCTCCATCTCCGCCATCTCGCGCCGGGTGAGCCCGCGCACGCGCGGTGCCTCATCGGCCGATACGTTCGCCCCCCAATCCGACCGCTCCAGTTGCACCCGCTGCCAGAAGGATGAGGCCCGCAGTTCACCCGGCCCTACCCGCCCCGGCACGCGCCACAAATAGGTGATCGCCTCGACCAGCCGCTCCTGCACCGCATCGAAACTCCAGATGGGAGCATCGGGGCGCGGGTTGGGAAGATGATGGGAGCATGCGGTTTCAATACCCACTGAGCTAAACCTTTCTTTTTTCAACATATTTATTCATCATTTGGGAGGATGGGAGGATTGGGAGGGTTTATGATATTCTGGCTTCGCACATGCCCGCGCACGCACGCGCACATGCGCGCATCAGGGTTTCACCAATCCTCCCAATCCTCCCAAAGGCGCACAAATCCGCGCTTTCTCCCTCCCAAGCATCCTCCCATCTCCCTCCCAATTGGGAGGATCAGTAGGGAACATCGTCGTCATCCGGTTCGCGCCAGGGGTCGAAATCGCGCGGCGGTCGTGGCTGCTGGGGCGCGGCGGCAGGAGGATCATTGCCGCCCATCGCCACGACATTGCCGTCGCGGTCGACGAAGTCCTCGACGGACTTGGTCAGCCGTAATCCCTCCCACATCATCGCACTGGACTTCTTGTTGTCGAAGCCGCGATCCTTCATCGCGCGCGTAAACCCCTTCGGCCGCCACTCAACCTCACCCGCGGCCTTCGCCCACGCGCAATAGACCCCATAGAGCACCGAGGACTGTACGCGTCCGTCGGGGTCCTCGACTGTGCACAGCCGCAGGAAACTCGCCATCGGATCGCTGTCGTCACGATAGGCCTCGCTCTGCGCGGTGACGTCCTCGGGCTCGACAAAGCCGTTATCCATCCAGTCGATCAGCCCGCGCACCATCCAGGCGAGGATGCCGGGATGCTCGGCCGCCAGCTTGGCGGGAAGCGTGCGGTCGCGCTCATGCGCTTCGAGATGCGATTCCCACAGCAGCACCTTGACGCGCCGCCAGATCCCCTCGGTCCCCTGCGGGATGTCGGGCTTACTGTTGCACCAGAGCGTCCATTTGAAGCAGGGGGTGAAGCGGAAGAAGCTGCGGAAATTGTCGCGCGCAAGCATCGGATCGCCGCCGGTGACGCTGTTGATCAGGCTCTCGTTGATCTTCGCGCCTTTGGGCGGCTCGCCGCTGGTGAGGAAGCGCACGCCGGGCAGGCGGACGATATCGGGCGTGGCCTGGTCGCCGCGCTTCTTGACGCCCTCGTCGAGAAAGGTCTCGACATTGGTGATGTCGCCATAATCGCCCGCCGCCTCGCGCATCGCATTGCCAGCGGTCGATTTGCCGTTGGCGGCGGTCGGTCCCCACCAGATGTGGAAGATCTGCTCGCCCATCTCGCCGGTCAGGTTGAAACCGCCCCACTGGCGCAGATAGCGTCGCCGCTCACGCTTAGGCTGCGCCCAGCGGATGAATTTCTGCCATTCGGGCGCGGGCGCTTGCGCGTCATAGTCGCAGGCGGTGAGCTTGGTCAGCAGGTCGCCGCGATCGTGCGGCCGCAACTCGACCCGCGCGCTTTCGAGGACGGTTCCGTCGTCATCCTTCACTGGCCGGATGAAGTGCAGCGTGCCGTTGGGGCAATTGAGGATCATCGGGTTGCGGTCGAAATCGGTGATCTCGACCGTCAGCCAGCGCTTGGCGAGGTTGGCGATGCAGCCCAGCCGCCCCGCCGATTCCGACGCACGGCCCCATTTGGCGAGGTTGGAGGAGACCGTCACCAGCTTGCCCGCCTTGACGTCGAGCAGCTTGTCCATCGGCTCGCTATCCTCGGGGCTTTCCTCGTAGAGCGTAAGCGCCTGCCTCTCGAACGCGGTCAGTTTCTCGCGATCAAGGTCGATCTCCGGTTTCTGGAAGCCGGTCGCGCCGACGAACTGCGCCTCGTTCTGGATCGCGCGCACCGTCTCGAACACCGCCGCCTGCACCTCGGCCGGGGTGACGTCCTTCTCCTGGTTGAGCACGCGATAGCGCCGCCCATCCCATCCCAGCCAGCCCTTGGCTGTGGTGTAGAGGAAATCGCGGCCGTGGCGCTCCCGAAACCGCTCGGCATTACCGAGATCGGTGAGCGGAAACCCCGCGCACTTCATATCGGTCAGCATCGGCCCGACATCGAAGTCGCGCACCGCCCCACTATCCACCCCGTCTGCGATGTCGCTCCCGGCGACGCCGTTGAGGAAGGCGAAGCGATCATCCAGCGCGCGCAGCACCTCCGCCCGGTCGAGCAGCCCGGCGCCGACCCTCAACCCCGCCTTGAACGCGCGCCGCCGGACATCGTCGCCCTTGCTCGCCGCATCGCCCTCAGCCAACGGCCGTTCGATCAGCCGCACGAACCAGATCGCCGCGGCCGCCTTAAGCCGCCCCCGCACCCCTTCCGGCTGGGCGAACGCCAGTTCCACCCTCCCGTTTTGGGATGATGACGATAGCGGCGCTGCCGACGGGGTCCGGGGCCGAACTTCAGGCGGCGCGGGATCAGGCCCCGGCACAGTCGGCGCGTGCTGGCGCTGCTGACGGCCGGTCCCGGCGCGGGTGCCGACGCCGCTCATGTCATGCGGGCTGGCCATGCCGTCGCGCAGCCCGTTCTCCATCGTCTTTTCCGCGCCCTGCGGATCGTCGTTGTTGGGCATCGCGCGGATCACGTCGAGCAGGCTCGCCCGCACCACGCTCTCCGAAAGCCAGCCGCCGGGAATGAAACCACCCAGCTTGAGCGCCGCGAAATAGATGCCGCGATTGCGCCCGCCATGCCGCCCGCCGCCGATCGGTGTCGCCGCCAGCTCCTTGAGCTCGCTATCGAGCGCGGTCAGCGCATAGCGCCGCCGCGCCTGGTCCTGCGGATCGTCGCCAAATCCTCCCCTCCCTTCCGAGGGTGCACCCGAAAAGCGCCGATTCACTGGATCACCGTTTTCGGGTGCAGAATGAGGGGTGGGTGCCGCCGCCCGCGTCTCACGCGCCGCCTTTCCGCTCCCCTTCGATCGCAAGATCTCGATCAGGCTTGCCGGCGCCTCGGCCGGCTCCATCCCCTGCCGACCGGCGAGCCAGCGATAGCGCCCGCCGGTCTCGGTCATCACCGATGGCGGCGCGATCACATAGCCGCCGATCCCGCGCACATCGACATGGCGCGGCAAATTGCCACGGTTGCGGATCTCCGGCCCGCCGTCGCGCGGCTGCTTCAGATAGACATGGACGCCGCCCGATTGCGTCACCGCCGCCAGGCTCACCGGCAGCGCGCAACCGATCATCGCCTCAAGCTCGGCCTTGAGCGTCTCCAGGGTGAAGATCTCGCCGGTGTCTGGATCGACGCGCGGATCGAAATCGAGCGCGAACAGGCCGTTATGGCCCATCGCCACCCCGATCATCGCGTTCGGCCAGCGCTTCCACCAGCCGGTGATCACCGCCTCATCGGTGGTCGCATCCTTGACGCCCGCGCCCGTGTAAGGCGCCTTGGCCTTACGCAACCGCGTCTCGCCCCGGACCTGATATTCCTCGTCGCGCTCACGGCACGGAAACACCGGCCATCCTGCCCGCGCATATTGCAGCGCCGCCGAGCACATCGGCGAGGGGAGTACAGCCGCGCTCATGCAGCATTCCAAGTAACGCGGTGCGTTTGCTCGAAAGTGGGTTTAATGTGAGCAGGCGCGGAAAAATATGTAAAAGAGGTTGCTCGACGATAACTGATATAGTTATTGTCAGCATCGCATCGGTCGATGTCGGAGAACGTCGCCCTTGTGGAGGGGGTCTCGTCTGCTAACCCGAGACGTCGACCGATGCGATGAGCGTTCCAAAACTTGGATTTTGTTCCGGACACATCTGCGTCTTCTCTGGTTCTAAGTTTTTCCGGAATTACTACATGTTTAAATTCCGTTAAAAAAGCCCGTGGCATCCGCTCGCGCGGCGCGGAGTCGATCTCGGCATAGGTCGCCGCGCTCCAACCGAGCCCCCGCCACGCAACCGTGGAGGCCGAGATCCCGGCGCAGATGTCGAGATAGCGAAATTCACTCATGCAACCCGACCTCCCATGGCCGGATGCCGCGCGCGATCAGGTTCGCTTTGACGTTCTTGACCTGGTGCTTGAGGAAGGCGAGTTCGGATTTGAGCAGGCCCGTATCGCGCTTGATCTCGCCGCTGTTGCGGATCAGGGAGACCACCAACTCCCAAGTCGGCGCGCTCTTGTCGAGATAGGGCGCCTGCACGCGGATGGCCCAGGCTTGGCCGTCAAACTCGATCAGGCCAGCCCAATCCGGAACCTCCTCCTTGGCCACCAGCCCCGGCGGCGTCGCGTAATAAAAGCGGTCGGAAAACAGCCGCGCTTCGCGCTGCTTTGCGTGACTGTCGCGCCTGAAATCCGCGCGCGAAACCTTCACCTCATAGGCGATCGCCTGATAGCCCGCCGATCCATTCGGACTGATCGTCCAGAAATCGCACCGCCGCGCTCCGCCGGAGAATGCAAGCTCACTCGCCCAGATGCCGTCACCCGCTCGCGCCGCAAGCGCCGAAATGATCTGCTCGGCTGTGATGGAATGTTCAGCGCGCACGAAACCAGCCCCGAAATCAGGTCAAAATCCACGCGGTCTCTGCCTGCTGTCACGCCATGCGCTGGCCGAAGAAGCGGCGTCCCCCCTTCGGCGCTGTCAAACCCCGCTAGAACGGCACGTCGTCATCCAGATCGCTTGCGAAGGGATCGCTGCCAAAGGCGCTGCGCGTGCGATCGTCCATGCCCTGGCCGCCACCGCGCCCGCCGCCGCCATCGCGCGGCTTGCCGCTCAGATGATCCTCATAATTGCGCCCGCCGCCTTCCGCGCGATCGAGCAGCACCAGCTTGGCATCGAAATTCTTGAGCACGATCTCGGTCGACCAGCGATCGCCGCCATCCTGATGCTGCCACTTGCGCGTCTGCAGCATGCCCTCGACCAGGCATTTGCTGCCCTTGCGCAGATATTTCGCGGCGGTCTCGCCCAGCGCCTCATTGAAGATCGTCACCGTGTGCCATTCGGTGCGCTCCATCTTCTCGCCGCTGGTGCGGTCCTTCCAGCGCTCGCTGGTGGCGATCCGCAGCGTCACCACCTTGCCGCCATTCTGCATCGAACGGCTCTCGGGATCGGCCCCCAAATGGCCGATGATCGTCGCGCGATTCAGCATCAATCGATCCCCAGCGCGGCGCGATAGGTTTCGAGCAGGGCATCGGCTTCCTGCCGCGCATTCTTCTCCATGCGGCGCAAGCGCACGATCGCGCGCATCGTCTTGGTATCGTAGCCCTGAGCCTTGGCCTCGGCGTAGACGTCGCTGACATCGTCGGCGATGCCCTTCTTTTCCTCTTCGAGCCGCTCGACCCGCTCGATGAACAGGCGAAGCTGGTCCGCCGCAACATTGTCGCTCATGCCGCTTTCCTTCCCTGGCGCTCCGGAGCATCCGGTTGGCGCACGATTGCGATCCCGTGGGTGAGACAGGCGGCGGCGAAGCGATCGTGTGGCAGGCCGGGCAGGCCGCCGCGCGGCGCGCCGTAGCGCAGCAGCGCGGCGAGCAGCTTACGCGATCCATGCTCGGCCGCGGCGCGATCGGCCGCGACATCGCCGTAGATCGGCCCCGCCTCGCGCATGAAGGCATAGCCCTGCTCGCTTCGAGCCGGGTTGATTTTGCGCCCCATAGTTCCGCTCTCCTGTTGCGCGCGTAGCGCCGAGACGATCCGTGCGCCCGTGGCGGTAATGGTGATGATCCGCACCTTACGCCGCACGATCTCGCGGCTGATCCGGCCTGATCGCACCAGCTCAGTCATCGCGTCCGCCGCAGCGCCGGGACCCTTCATCCCGAAACGGTTGGCGATATCCTGGTTGGAGGGGCACGGCTCCCCCGCCTCCGCGCACTCGCACAGCCGGCGATAGAGCGCGTCAAGCGTCGCGATCCCGATCACCCGTCGGCTCATGCCGCCTCCTCTGCCACGTCGGCATCCCCGCCGATGTCGCTGAACAAATCGGCCTCCGCCGCGCCGGTCTCAACCGCCGCCAAGTTGCGCACCGCCTGCCCGAAATAGCTCGGCTTCAGCTCGAAGCCGATGCCGCGCCGCCCCATCCGGACCGCGCCCCACACCTCGCTGCCGATGCCGAGAAACGGGGTCAGCACGGTATCGCCTGGGTTGCTCCACAGATCGATGCAGCGCTCGATCACGTCGAGCTGGAGCGGGCTGATATGCTGCTCGTCCTTGGCGTCGCGCGCGCTTCGATATTGCAGGGTGCGCGTCTGGTTGATGTCCATCCACACCGGCGAGGCGTAGCGCTGCCACACCTCGATCGAATACCAGTTCCGCCCATCGCTCGCGGTGGTGTATTTGGAGAAATCCGGCCCGTCGCCATCGCCCACATAGGCGTCAAAGCAGCCCGAGACCGGCTCGGGATTGTCGCCGGGCTTGCGGAAGCTGACGATGTAATCGGCGAGCCCCTGCCCCGAGAGCGTCGAATCCTTCACCACCTGCTTGTGGAGCAGCCGGATCGATTTGGTGCGCTGCTGCACCACCACCGGGTCTTTCCAGATGCAGACCTCGCTGTGGAAGATCCAGCCCGCCGCCTCATAGGCGCGGATCACTTCGCCCCGGAAATCGCGCATGCCGATATGGCCGTGGCGGATCTTGGACGTCGGCAGCTGCATGACGTGGACCGAATGCAGCCGCCCCGGCATGGTGACGCGCAGCAGCTCGGCGATCAGATATCCATAATGCTCCCAGAAGGCGGCGCCATCATTGTTCGAGATGTCGCGATCATAGTTGGAGAATTTGTAGAGCCCCTCGAACGGCGGCGAGTGCAGCCCGTAATGCACGCTGTCCTCGGGGATCGCGCGGATCAGCTCGCACGCATCGCCCTGGTACAGCGCGTAACGGTCGGTGATGATTTGGTCGACAGCCTGGATCTGCGACATCACATCTTCGCCCAAATGGGATTGGCTGCCAGCAACTCGGAGCCTTGATCCGTAAGCGTCCATGCAAAGCACAACGTCCTGCGCGCGCGCGACTGATCTTCTGCCATCTTGATCAGGCCTTGCCGCTCCAGAGCTTCACAGGTTCGGTTTGTGTTGCTGACCTCGGTTGGCCGCTTGTCCTCATACGGGTGGCCGCGTCCAACTTTGACGAGCATAGATTTCATCGTGCGCGAAAGCTTGATCATGCCGCCTCCATCCATGCGGGAATTTCCACCCGCACCTTCGGATTATAATCCGGCACCGTCCGCGCCAGCCCGCGCACCTCAGCGCTCGACAGATCGGCCATGTGGCGCACCATCGCCGCCGCCATCCTTTCGGCATCGGCCTCCTTGCGGCGGATATTGGCGACCGTCGCGCCCTCGGTCTCGGCCGCGATCACATGGGCGTTGACCGGCTTCGTCTGCCCGAACCGCCAGAAGCGCCGGATCGCCTGATAATATTGCTCGAAACTGTCGTTGAGCCCGACGAAGCCGGTATCGGCGCAATGCTGCCAGTTCATCCCGAAGCCCGCGATCGACGGCTTGGTGACCAGCACGCGGATGCGCCCCTCGCTGAAATCGATCAGCTTCTTCTCCTTGACGCTGTCCTTCTCGCTGCCGCGCACCTCGACCGCGCCGGGGATACCGGCGGCAACCGCCGCGCTTTCCTCGTTGAGGTTGCACCACCAGACGAACGGGCGGTCGGCCGGCGTCACGTCGATCGCCTTGCGTACCCGGCTCACGATCGTGTCGCGCCGCGCCGCCAGCCGCTCGGAAAGCGTCACCGCCTCCAGCGGAAACAGCGATCCGGTGGCAAGGCTCGGCGCATAATCCACCGGCACGATATGTTCGTGGATATGGAGCGGCGGCAGGTCGTAGCCGTCATCGGCATAGCCGAGATCGGACGGCTTGCGCAGCGATACCGCCCAGCTCGCCATCCATTTCCAGAATTCGTCCTCGGCATGGCCCTTCAGCCGCCATTTGCGGGTATCGCCGCCATCGTGGACGAAGAAGGTGGCGAGCATGTCGGTATAGGACATCACGCCGAGGAACTCGGCATGGTTGCCCAGCTCCATATAATCGTTCGGCGCGGGCGTCGCGGTCGCCGCGAGCCGGAACGGGATCTGGCTGCACGCCGCGATCAGCGCGCTACGATAATGGCCGTCGGTCGATTTGAGGATGCTTGATTCATCCAGGATGACGCCGCCGAAATGGGCGAGATCGAAGCGGTCAAGCTTCTGGTAGTTGGTGATGGCGATGGCCGTGCCGTGCTGGCCGCCCCGGTCGCACAAACGTGCATCGATCCCGAACTTCGCCGCCTCGCGCGCCAGCTGCGCCGAGACCGCGAGCGGCGCGAGGTGCAGGATCGGCCGCCCCGTCTCGCGCGCCACCGCCTGCCCCCAGGCCAGCTCCATCAGGCTCTTGCCGAGGCCGGTGCCTGCAAAGATCGCCGCGCGCCCGCGCCGCAGCGCCCAGCGGGTGATATCCGCCTGGTGCGGAAACAAGACTGGCGGCAGCTGCCCCTCGCCGATCTCCATCCCCGTCGGCGGATCGACGATCGCCTTGCGCGCAAGAAAGGCCTGATAGGCGTCGATCATGGCAGCGGCACCTCGAAACCGGCCGCATTGCGATGGCCGCCGCCACCATAGCGCTTCGCCACGGCCGAAACGTCCATGCGATGATCTTCGCTCCGCAGCGAGTAGCTGCGCGCGCCGTCGGCCCGATCATAATAGCAGGCCGCAAAGGGTACGTCGGGATTGGCCTTTAGTAGTTCATGCGCGGCGTCGCTCGCAAACGCCCAGCTGCAATTGACGACCGGCACCGCGATTCCGTTGATCTTCTCGACGCGCGCCTCCCGAATAATTTCGCTCAGCTTCTGATCGTAAAAGCGCTCGATTGATTTGGCGTTCGCGACCGTCGCCTGCAGATCGCGATCAAGACTGTCGGCCAGGATCGTCCAGCCCTCGAAATCATAAGCGTAGGACCGCAGCCACAGGCTCACCGCGCGCGTCTCGGGATAATCGAACCGCCACAGATCGCGATCCTCGATATAGCGGATCAGATGCGGGATATCGGTGTCGGGATGGCAGAATTCCCACATCAGCCGCGCACCGGATTTGTTCATGTCGAATGCCGCTACCATCGGTCGGGTGGTCTCGGTGCAGCTCTTCGCGCAGGCGAGAGTGGGGCCGTCAAATGCCGAAAGCGCGTCGACGGTCCAGCCGCTCCATTCGCGCAGATCCTCTTCCGCAGTCTTGTGATGGTCGAGAATGACAATTTCGGTCGCAACATCGCCCATCGCGGCGAGCACATCACGCTTGTACGAGAAATCGCCGATCAGGACGCGCTTTCCGGTCACATCGGGCGCGGGCTTGCCATAAGTTGCCGGGAAATATTCAACCTCATCGCCCCAGCACTGATAGACGGCCCAAGCGGCACCGAAACCGTCGTCGCACGGGCTATGATAGATGAAGATATCGGGTTTCCAGTTCATGCTGCGCTCTCCGTGGTCGTGCCACCAAGGCATGATTGTGCCCGCGCGGCTTCGCGCTGACGCTGGCAATAGGCGTCGTGCCGCCCGCGCTGCGCCGCCGCGACCAGACCAGGAAAGCCTTGCCCCCACCAATCCAGATATTCGCGGATCGCCTGCAGATCGCCGAGCTCGGTGAGCTTGGCCAGTTCCCGCATCTCCTCGCTATGCATCAGCCTTCCTTTCCGAGCGTGCCGAGCACCCATTTCGCCTCGGGTGCGGCCGATGTGGTGAACAGCGCCGCCTCGCCCGCTTTGTCGCCGAACGCGATCGTCGCGGCGCCGTCGATCAGGCGCAGCTGCTCGATCAGATGCTTGCTGTTGAAGAAGACCGAGAACGGATCGCCCTCATGCTCGCAGTCGAGCTCATCGGTCATCGCGCCATGCTCGAACGACTGCGCCGAAAGCGCGATCTGCGCGCCCTCGACCGCCAGCCGCATCGTCCGCACCTTGTCGGCCGAAACCGTCGCGACCCGATCGACCGCGTCCGCCAGCGCATCCGCGTCCGCCACAATGACATGGGTGTTGG